ATGAGAAGCATAAAATTTATAAAAGTATGCTTTCTGAAATGAATGATTTCAAACAACAAATGACAGAAAGCCTTACTTATCTTGAATCAGACAGTTCATTACCTAAATTACAATATTTCAATGAAGACGGTTCACAAGAATTTTGGACAGATGATACTGATATGAAGAGTAAAGTATTAACTGATCTTAAAAAGGATTTGTTAAGCCTTAACCAAAAAATTGATGAATTGAATAAAAAAATAAGTGAATTGAATTATGATTCATCAATTGAAGAAAAAGCAAAACAAATGACTTTGGAGAAACTTAATAGTCAAGATAAATGAGTGTACAGAAAACATTAAAAGATGTAATCAAAGATGAATACAAGAGATGTCTTGTAGAACCTATGTATTTCATGAAGAAATACGTAAAGATTCAACATCAAACAAGAGGTATTATTCCATTTGAATTGTATCCATTCCAAGAAGAAACATTACAAGACTTTATTGATCATGATAGAAATATTGTACTAAAGTCCCGTCAAATGGGTATTTCTACACTTGTTAGTGCGTATGCTTTATGGACAATGATATTTAATCCAGGCAAAAACGTATTGATTTTATCTACTGTACAAAATACTTCAAAAGAAATTGTATCAAAAATAAGACTTGCAAATAACAATCTTCCTAGTTGGTTAAAAGTACCAACAGTTGAAGATAATAGACTATCATTGAAGTTTAAAAATGAATCAAGAGTTCTTGCAGCATCTTCAGCCGCTGATAGCGCACGTGGTTTCAGTGCTTATTTGCTTGTAATGGATGAATGTGCATTCATTGAAAACGCAGAAGAAGTTTGGACATCTGCTCAACAAACAATGGCTACTGGTGGTAGAGCTATTTTATTAAGTACACCAAACGGTGTAGGTAATTTCTTCCATCAAATGTGGGTTGACGCAGAATCAAAGAAGAACACATTTAAAACAATTAGATTAAAGTGGGATAGACATCCAGAAAGAGATCAATCATGGAGAGATAGACAAACTGCAGAATTAGGCATCAAACGTGCTGCACAAGAATGTGATACTGAATTTTTGTCTTCTGGTAATACCGTTGTTGATACTGCAATTATTGAAAATTATAGACACAATAAATGTAAAAGTCCAGTAGAAATGCGTGGAGGAGATCATGGATATTGGATATGGGATTATCCTGATTATAGTAGAGATTATATAGTTGCTGCGGACGTTGCAAGAGGTGATGGTGCGGATTATAGTGCGTTTCATGTTATTGATGTTGAAACAATGACTCAAGTTGCGGAATATAAAGGTCAAATAGGCACTAAAGATTATGGTAATATGTTGGTGAGTGTAGCTACAGAGTATAACAATGCTTTATTGATTGTAGAAAATGCAAATATTGGATGGGCAGTATTACAACAAATAATAGATAGACAATATCCAAATACATTCTATAGTAGTGCAGATCTACAATATGTAGATGTAGAAAAACAATTGACAAATAAGATCAATAGAGATGAAAAAAAGATGATTCCTGGATTTACCAATAGTCAAAAAACAAGACCCCTATTGATTTCAAAATTGGAAAGTTATTTCAGAGAAAATTTAGTAGAAGTACGTTCAATTAGATTAATTGATGAATTATCAGTATTTATTTGGGATTCAAATAAAGCAACTGCAATGAGAGGATATAATGATGATTTAGTTATGTCATTAAGTATTGGATTGTGGGTAAGAGATACAGCATTAAGACTAAGACAACAAACTATGGATTTAAACAGATCAATGTTAGGCGGAATATCAAGAGCTGGTGGTAGTCAGAATGTATATAAACCACAATCATTAAAGAGTCAAGAAGCTTGGCAAATGAATGTTGGATTAACAAATGATAAAAAAGAAAATCTAACTTGGTTACTCTAATATACTTATATATATAACTTATGGCAAATGAAGAATTTCAAATATTAAAACAAAGATCTCTTTTCTCCAAGTTAAGAAGACTGTTTTCCACTGATACAATTGTACGTAATGTAGGTGGTAAGAAATTGAAGGTAGTTGATACAGATCAAGCAATGTATGCAACTGACCGTAATACACTTAGAGATCGTTTTAATAGAATTAGAACTAGTGCATATAATCAATACAGCAGAGATTTCACATTAAGTTATCAAGCTGCACGTATTGAGTTATTTCGTGATTATGATACAATGGATATGGACCCTATCATTTCATCTGCACTAGACATTTATGCAGATGAATGTGTTACTAAGAATGAATTGGGTGATATTTTAACAGTCCATTCAGAAGATCAAAACATCAAAGAAATTTTAAATAATTTGTTTTATGACATATTAAATATTGAGTTTAATATGTGGAGTTGGACTAGAAACTTAGTTAAATATGGTGATTTTTATTTGAAGTTATACATTAGTCCTGAATATGGTGTATACTTTGTTGAACCAATGAGTTCTTACAATGTTACCCGGGTTGAAAATAGTGATTTAAATAACAAGAATTATACAAAATTCCAAGTTAATTTGCCTGAAGGTGGTAAGATTGAAGAACTTGAAAATTATCAAATTGCACACTTTAGATTATTGAGTGACAGTAACTTCTTGCCATATGGTAAGAGTATTATTGAAGGTGGTAGAAGAGTATGGAAACAATTATCATTGATGGAAGACGCAATGTTAATCCACCGTGTAATGCGTGCTCCAGAAAAGAGAGTATTTAAAGTTGACGTTGGTAATATTCCACCACAAGAAGTGGATCAATATATGCAAAAGTTGATGGACAAGATGAAAAAGGTTCCATATATTGATGAAAAAACAGGCGATTATAATTTACGTTTTAATTTACAAAACATGGTAGAAGACTTTTATCTACCAGTACGTGGCAGTGATAGTGGTACTAGCATTGAACCATTAAGTGGCATGGAATTTACTGGTATTGATGACATTCAATATCTTCGTAACAAGATGTTAGCCGCATTAAAGATTCCTAAAGCATTTTTGGGTTATGAAGAAGATTTGAGTGGTAAAGCAACTCTTGCAAGTGAAGACGTAAGGTTTGCTAAGACTGTTAATAGAGTACAAAGAATTTTAGTTAGTGAATTGACAAAGATTGCAATCATTCATTTGTATGCACAAGGATATAAAGATTCTTCTCTAGTCAATTTTAGCTTGGAATTAACAAATCCATCCGTAATTTTTGAAAAAGAAAAAGTTGCAATTTGGAGTGATAAAGTAGCCGTTGCAAAGGACATGGTAGAAAATAAGTTATTTAGCAGAAGATGGATCTATAACAATGTATTCAAAATTTCTGAGGATGATATTGAAGTTCAGAAAAATGATATTGTTGATGATGCTAAACAAAATTATAGATTCAAACAAATTGAAGAAGAAGGCATTGACCCAGCTAAACCATTTAATAAAATTAAGCCAGAAGAAGGTGGATCTGAAGGAGGTCCAGAAAGTGGTGGAGCTGGTCCTGGACCTGAATCTGGTGCTGGTCCTGAAGGAGGCGCATCTGAACCACCACCAGAAAAGTTGGCAGAATATGAAAGACCTTCTCAAAAAGGAAAGAAAAAAGCAAGTGATTATTCATATGGAGAAGACGTTCTTGGTAGTTTAGAAAACAATAGACAAGTAAAAAATACACTTACACATAAATTTAAAAATGATTCACCATTGAGTCTTGAAAGATTTGATTCTTATTTGAAGGATTATAAGACTGAAAATAAGGAATTATTGAAAGAATTTAAATCAAAAAACAAACCAAGTTACTTGGATGAAAGTAATATACTATGAAATCACTGAAAGGATTCATAAATATTGTATATAAAATGATTTTTACATAAAAATAACTATATTTATAAAATAACTAGAAAAAGAATATATGCAAATAGCTAAAGCTAAGCACTCTAAATTTAGGAACACAGGCATTCTTTTTGAACTGCTCACTCGGCAAATTACTGCTGATATCCTTGCCGGAAAGGATGAATCTATTGCCAAAACTCTTCTCTTTAAATACTTCAAAGAAAACAAAGAATTAGGTAGAGAATGGCAATTGTATAGCTTTTTATTAAATGAAAAAGCAAAAGATGAAGTACAAGCTGAAAAATACATCAACGTAGTCTTGAAACAAAGAGAAAAAATTGATGATAAAAAGTTAGTTCAAGAGAAATATAATTTAATCAAAGAAATAAAGGAAACTTATCCTATTGAAGATTTGTTGAAGTCAAATCTAAAAAATTATAAGACGTTTGCATCTATTTACAAAGTATTTGAAGACCATGTAAATGACAATGTGAAGTTTGACATGAATGAAATTATTCAGTCCAGAACAGTCATCACTGAAAATTTATGTGGTAAGAAAAAACAAATTAATGAATCTGAAGATAACTTAATAAACATCTACAAACAACAAAGTGAAGAAGTACGTTTATTAAGTTATAAACTTTTGATTGAAAGTCTAAATGAAAAATATAAAGGACTAGATACAAATCAAAAGAATCTGTTAAAAGAATATATCAATAACATTTCAAATACAAATTCACTTAATAAATTGATTGTAAGTGAAATTGAAAATGTTAAATCTCAATTAACAGAGTGCTTATCAAAAATTGATAATGATATTATCAAAATTAAAATCAATGAAGTAGTAAAACAATTGAATAACGTAAAACCTTCTTCAAATGTAAAAGATAACCAAATCATGGTTTTGTTGCTTTCATATGAACTTCTAAAAGAAATCAAAAATAAACTTTAATATTATGAGTGATAAAAACAAAAAACTAATCGTTGGTGATTTCAAAAAGGCCCTAAAAGAATTGGTAAAACAAGTAATGGATGAAATCAGCACAACCGGTGGTGTTGGTCCTACCGCAGTACCAAATTGGGTAAGTAAAAATGCAAAGGGTCGTCCAGATATAGCTACAAAATCTCTTGACGGATATAAACTAGCAGAAAAGAAGGGTGAAAAGAAACTTGCACCAGTAGGTAAAGAAAAAACACCTGACGTAGTTAAAGGTCCAACAAGTAAGGGAGTAAAGTCAGATGATCTTTATATTCTTCACAAAAGAAGAGCAATTGCCGCTTCTAAGAATGATAAAAAAGACACACAACATTATGACAATTTGATTGCTACAGGTGAAAAACAATTGGGTTATAAGCCAGGCGCAAGCAAAAAGAAATAATATGAATATCAGTCTTAAAAAACTTATATTTGAAGCAGAAGGTGATGTACCACCACAAAAGGGTGCAAAACCACCTACACAGGCTCCAGCAGCTGCTCCAAAAGCTGCTCCGACACCAAAATCACCACCAACACCAGCTCCAGCAGCAGAAAAACAACCATCTGCTCCATCTGGTGGTGAAGGTGATGCAAATACATTTAATGTTAAGTTTGATTTAGATGACTTTGAAACAAAGGTTTCTAACTCAACTGAACAAGCAAAAAATGATTTTCAAAGCAAAATTTTGCAAAAGATTTCAAACAAACAAGTAAGATTGGTTAGAGCCGCAAAAGGTTTTGGTCAACCTGAAAGAGAATATGTTGTTAATGTTGCGGATGTCAAAATTGAATTTTGGTATCAAAAGTACGTTGTTGTAATTACTGGTAGAGAACAAAACAAACAAAAGGAAAGTGATTTCCATTTGACTGCTCCATATGTCATAAAGATTATGGGACAAGCTCAACCATCTAAATCTAAAAAACAAACACAACCAGCTGCTCCAAAACCAGTTCAAACACCACAAAACACTGCAACAAAGGGATTGTAATATGGAAAGAAAACTAATAGTAGATTGTATAACATTTGATATTTCAAAAGACGTAATAAATGAAGCCATGTCAAAAGGTGGTCCATTTATTGTAAAAGGAATTTTGCAAAGAGCTGGCGCAAAAAACCAAAACGGAAGAATTTATCCAAAAGAAATTTTGGAACGTGAATCAAATAAATACAATGAAAACTTCATCAAGGAACGTAGAGCTTTGGGTGAATTAGACCATCCAGACAGTAGCGTTGTTAACTTAAAAAATGTAAGTCACAACGTAACAAAAGTAATGTGGGATGGTGATGATTTGATTGGTGAAGTAGAAGTATTACCTACACCAAGTGGTAATATTCTAAAAGAATTATTTGCATCTGGAATTAGATTAGGTATTAGTTCTAGAGGAATGGGTAGTGTAAAGAAGAATGTTTATGAATCTGCTGATGAAGTTCAAGATGATTTTGAATTGATTGCATTTGACTTTGTAAGCAATCCATCTACCAGAGGTGCTTTCTTATATCCAAAGGATCAACAATCTTTACAAGAAGGTGTAGTTAAGAATCCTGAAACAAATAAATGGGACAGTGTTGAGAATATTATTAGAGATATTCTTGGTGAAATTAAGTCATAAACACAAAATATTTTATATTTATAACATATGATTAAACTAAAAACTTTAATTGAAGAAAATGCAGCTGCTGCTGGTCAACAACCTGTTAGTACAGAACCACAAAAAATGACCAAAGAAGACAAAAAGATGTTGGCTAAAATGGTAGCAGAATACAATGAATACGGCAAAGTATTACGTAATGTAAATGAAATTGCTCAAGTATCTGAAAAGCTTTGCAAGATTGCTGGTATGGCTGAAAATTATGCATTACAAGAATGTGGTGATTGGATGCAAGCCAATGTAGCTAAGAGACACTTTGCTGAATTGAAGAAGTTGTCTGAAGGATTTCGTAAATTAGCATCTGAATGTTATGAAAATAACAAACAAATGACTGCTCTATATGAAGATATGGGACACATTTATGAAAAGTATTTTGAAATTAATGATCCTAAATAACTAAACGCTAAACTGTGGTAAAAGAAAACCCCGCCTTCTGGCGGGGTTTTTATTTTTAAGGTGTTTCAACTGAACCAAACGTGTTAATCATATCCATCATTTGATCAAAGTTTTTATACACATGTTTTCTATCATTTATTATTAACCAATATCCTTTATCATTTTTATAAATAACAAAGTTTAATGATGTCATATCACTATTTCTGTCAACTTTTAGTCTGAATCTTGTATCACCATCAGGTTCAAATCCCATACCAATTAACATGTCTACTTCTTTCCAGTCCCAACCATTTGGATGGTCTATGTCATCAATTTTATATTCACCGTTGGTGGTGTCAAAACCTTCTTTTTTAATAAATGATTTTAAATGGGTCATATATTTACTTTCATTGAAGCGTGAATAAAGTTATACAATTTACTTTCAATATCATTCTTTTTACTTATATCAGTTTTATCATTGTCCATCAAAGCCTTTACTGGTTCAGATAATTTTGAATATACGGTAGAAGGTTTATCCAAATCATCTGGATTTTTGATTTCTACATAGAAAATGATATATTTAAAACTTGTTTTGCTACTATCCGCTTGATTTACTAGTTTTTTAATTACAAAATAAAATGTATTTTCACCAATATTTTTTTCAAAGCTTAATTCCATTCCTCTGTCAGTATCTTCTTTATTGATTGGAATATTAGAGGCTTGTTTGATCTTGTCAATTTCAAATTGTTCAAAATTAATACCGTGATTTTTTGACAATTCATCTTTGATTTTTACATTGTCTTTTTGGAATTCTGCATTTTCACTTAACAAAGATTCTTTAAGAGATCTACGCAATACTTCTTTCAATTTATTCTTTATTTGAATCTTTTGTTCATTGGTAACATTTGCATGAAGAGCAGCTAAATATTTTTTAACACTGCCTTTGGTACATCCAACTTTTTTACCAGTGTCTTTTTTGTAAATGCAATTACCTTTTATTTTATATGGCATAATACAATAAATATCTAAAATTTTTGTTACTTTCATTTTTTTATTTATATTTATTCAACAGTATTACGACATTCTTTGTCGCATAAATTAATAAAAAATTATTATTGAAGTTTACCCTCTAATAACTTCAGGAAACCCAAAGGAAATATTATGTCAGATTTATTAAAGGAAGCTATTGCTGACGCTAAGGCTGTACGTGCTACTGCTCTAGCAAATGCAAAAGCCGCATTAGAAGAATCATTCAAGCCAACATTGGAAGCAATGTTAGCTGAAAAACTAAAGAGTGAAATTGGTATGGAAGATGAAGCAGTTCATTCTTCTGATATTGGTTCAGGTAAAAGTGTAGCACCACTTGGTACACAATCTACCAACCAAGATCCAGGCGCAAATCAAATGTTTGAAGAATCAGATGAAGAAGTAACAAGTGAAGAACTTGATGAAATTCTTGCTGAACTTGAAAGAGAAATGGGAGATGAACCAGCTGCTCCAGCACCTGCTCCAGAAGCTCCAGTAGCTGCTGAACCTGATGTTGAAATTCCAGCACCAGCTCCTGCTCCAGAAGCTCCAGTTGCTCCTGCTCCAGAAGCTCCAGTAGCTGCTGAAGAAGTACAAGAAGTTGATGAAGAAATCAATCTACAAGAACTTCTAGACACCTTGAGTGAAGAAGTTGATGAAGTAGATGAAGCTAAGAAACATGATTCTGAAGAAAAAGAAGAAGAAGATAAAGAACAAACTGAAGAATCTGTTCAATTGGCTGAAGCTTTGAATACCGTTCAATTCCTACGTGATCAATTGAATGAAATCAATCTTTTGAATGCTAAGTTGTTGTACACCAACAAGTTGTTCAATAAGTTCTCATTGAACCAAGCGCAAAAGATGAAGGTAGTAGAAACTTTCGACTTAACCAGCTCCATCCGTGAAGTTAAGTTGAGTTATAAAATTTTGTCCGAATCACTTAGTTCAGGTGGATCAGCTGTCAAGAAACCAAATACAGCTGCACAAACTATCACCGAAGGTTTGGCAAGTAAACCAGTTGCATCAACAGCTCCTAAGAAGGAATTGATTGTTGAAAACAGCAACGTGATGGCTTCAAGATTCCAAAGACTTGCCGGAATTAAGAAGTAAAAAATTAAAACAAGGCAAGTAAACAAAAAACTAAAATACAGAAAGAAAATATGAGTGATATTAAGAGTCTATTGACAAACAATATGAACCCACAAGCTAAGTTGATGACTGAAACTCGTGGATTGCAAAACAAATGGGACAAGACAGGTCTTCTTGAAGGTCTAGAAGGCATTGAAAAGGCCAATATGTCTATCCTATTGGAAAACCAAGCCAAGCAATTGCTTGATGAATCTACCTCTACAGGTACTTCTGCTAACAGTGAACAATGGGCTGGCGTAGCTCTTCCATTGGTTCGCCGTGTATTCGCTGAAATTTCCGCTAAGGAATTCGTTTCAGTTCAACCAATGAACCTACCATCTGGTCTAATCTTCTATCTAGACTTCAAGTACGGTACCAACCGTAACGGTCTACCAGGATCTAACCCATTCAGTGGTTCATCCATGTTCGGTGGTACTGGCATCAAGCTAGGTTCTACTGATTCTCCAGAAAACGGTCTATATGGTGTTGGCCGTTATTCTTACACCAGTAACTATTTTACACAAGCAATCAGTAGCGTAACTTCAGGTTCCGCAACTTTGAGTGATCTTGATTTTGATAGTTCATTGACTTCAAGTACTCAAGCATTTGCAGGACAAAGAATTACTTTGCCTATCAGCACCAATACCTATAACATTGATTTGAACGCTGTAAGAAGTTTCACCATCAGTGGTTCTGGTATTAATCCAGCAAACGTAATCAATGAATTAACTAAGGTATATAATACCGGTACATTGGCCAGCCCAAATTACTCAATCCAATTCATTGTAACAGGTTCAACTGCTGCAGGTAACACCAGTGCTAATGCAACACTAACTTACACCAAACAACCAACTGATGAAACCCGTGGTGATTTTGAAGATTCAAATCCATTCAAGGGATCTGCCGGTGGTACTTCTGGTATTAACCAAGGTACTGACATCAACATTCCAGAAGTTAACTTGGAACTTAAGAGTGAACCTATCGTTGCTAAGACCCGTAAGTTGAAGGCCGTCTGGACTCCAGAATTGGCTCAAGACTTGAATGCTTACCATAGCATTGATGCAGAAGCAGAATTGACTGCTCTCTTGAGTGAATACGTATCAATGGAAATTGATCTTGAAATTATGGACATGTTGATTAGTGCTGCTCCAGCATTAACCACTGATGCTTGGTCCGCCGTAATTGGTAAGGAACTAATCAAGGGTGGAAATGATGCTAACGGTCTACCAACCTTTACTGTAAACAATGATTCAACCAATCGTACTGCTTACGTAAAGAGCACTTGGTACCAAACTCTTGGTAACAAGATCCAAAAGGTATCTAACAAGATTCACCAATTGACCCTACGTGGTGGTGCTAACTTCTTGGTTGTAGGACCAGACGTAGCCACTGTATTGGAATCCATCCCAGGATACGTTGTAAACACTGACGGTGATAGTGCTAAGTTCGCAATGGGCGTAAGCCGTGTTGGTTCTTTTGCTTCACGTTTCCAAGTTTACAAGAACCCATACATGCAAGAAAACACAATCTTGATGGGCTTCCGTGGTAACAACTTCCTAGAAACCGGTGCAGTTTATGCTCCATATATTCCATTGGTACAAACCCCATTGGTATATGATCCAGTAAACTTCACTCCACGTAGAGGTGTAATGACCCGTTATGCCAAGAAAGTAGTCCGCCCAGAATTCTACGGCAAGATATATGTTGGTGATTTGAACCAAGTCTAATCTAACATATAAAGTAAATTAAACACAAACTCTCAGTAGAAATACTGAGAGTTTTTTTGTATCTTTTTATTAAAATTCAAGATATTTATGGTAAGGTATGAAAAGTGGAATTTATAAAATAACAAATTTAAAAAACGGCAAATTTTATATTGGATCATCTAAAGACATTGAAAGAAGATGGTGGGAACATACAAATGAATTAGACAAAAACATTCATATAAATAAAAAATTACAAAATGCTTGGAATTTTTATGGGAAAGATAACTTTAAATTTGAAATCATTGAAGAATTAAAAAATGAAAAGTTATTATTAGAAAGAGAACAACATTATTTAGATACATTTCAACCATATAGAAATAATATTGGTTATAACATTGCATTACAATCTTCAGGAGGTGATAATTTTACACACAATCCAAATAAAGAAATTATAAGACAACAATTATCAGAAATGTATTCAGGAGAAAACAATCCTATGTTTGGTAAAAAACATGATGATGATAGTATTTTGATTCAAAAACAAAAAGCGATTGGTAGATTCACATTAAATTGGTTCATACAAAAGTATGGAACAGATTTAGGTAATAAAAAATATGAAGAGAGAAGAAGTAAATTATCATCAAGAAAAATAAATTATTGTTATAACAATAAAAAAACAGGAATTAAACATGGACCAATGGATGATAATAAAAAATTAAATATATCATTAGCAAAATCCCACATTAAAAAAATTAAAAATGAATTATATAGTGATATATTATCAAATCAATATACAATTAAAGAATTGTCTGTTAAATATAATCTAAGCGGTACTACCATAAAGTATCATAAAAAGAAGATTAAATCATAGTTTAATTCTATTTATATTCATGATTAAATTAACTGATATTCTTGATGAAATGGTTGAACGAGGAGAACCAATGAAGTTGGTCAAAGATATTACTATTAGTGATCAATTGAAATATCATTTGGGTAGAAATCTCACTTTAGAAGAAAATATATTTAGAATTTACAGTGAAGGATATTTTAAATTAGTAAATGAAGTACGTGAATTATATAATCAAGATTTAATTGAGTTGAATGATAATGACGTAGATATTATAGAAAGTGATCTTGGCACTAAAGCAATATATGAAGGTATAGAAGTATATTTAGATGCACCAATTGAAATAGAAGAAGATGAGTATATTAATGAAGTCAAACACAGAGGTAGAACTGTAAATCTTAATAGACCATTTAGAACTCCAGGAGGACCAAAGAAATTTGCTGTATATGTTAAATCAAAGGCAGGTAAAATAAAGAAAGTAACCTTTGGTGATCCAAACATGAGAATCAGAGCCGGTAGTGCAGCACGTAGAAAAAGTTTCAGAGCCAGACACAGATGCAGTCAAAAGAAAGATCGTACTACAGCTGGATATTGGAGTTGCAGAAGTCATAGAATCAAATCACTAGGTACTAAGAGTAAAGGAAAATACTGGTAAAATATGACACTTGCAGAATTAAAATCATTAATAAAAGAAGTATTGCTTGAAGCCGTGCCGTTTGATAAAGCAACTGATATTGAATATGGACTAAAAGCCAAATATGATGAATTGGGTGATTATACATTTGGTGTAGAATTTGAATTTGAACCTGTTGTAGAAGAACAGAATTTATCAACTGATCAAATCATAGAAAAGTTATCAGATCTGATGGGTGCATCATACAGTTATGATAATGGATTAACTGATGCTTATAATTCATGGGTTGATGAACAAAGAAATGAAGCAGCAAAAAGATGGAATCGTTATGGAACTATTGATAATATTGATAGATATGATGAAGAATATGGTCCAATGAGTGTAGATACATTTGATAGTAGTGTATCTGAACCAGTTGAAAGTGATTATGCTACTGAAGAGGAATACAATGAAGCATATAAAAAATATGATGAAGTAAGAAATGAAGTGGACAGTGAATATACTCGTTGGGAAAGAAGA